CGCCGTCAAAATTGTGTTTATATTTGTTTACCGGCGATTGCTTTCTTTAAGCGCGGGAACCCACCCTACTTCCAGGCGCGCCAATTACCGCGCACGAACGCGCGCGGCCATCCTGTTCCTTCACCTGCAGTTACAACAAGCACCTAGTCCGCTCTGGTAAAGTGCAGGGCATCCTGCAAAACGCGCAGAGTATTCATCGGCGTCGGGTCAGCCGCAAGAGTGCCGAGGTCAGCAATCATCTCAGGAATGTCAATCACACCATTGCCGCGACTGGACGCGCTCATCATAAGCCGCTCCCAAAGCGAGTCGGGTGCGGTGGGATGTTGCGTGTGTCCGGAGGAAGCCGGATTGTCCAGGTCAAACCTGACACGCCACTCCATGGTGACGAGGAACTCCAGATCAGGTCCGTTCGGTAGGTTAGGATTGACCACCATGATCGGTGCCCAACCGGCGGGCGCCGGGTTGTTGCTGGTCCACGAGAAGTCCAAGCTTTCATCTGGCGTCAAGGCTAGCGGAGCGAACTCCGAAACAATCGCCATGTTGAGAGGGTAAGAGTTCACTTGGACGCCCCTGAGGGCTAACTTCCCTGCTGAACACAAACGGGGGTTCTGGTACTGGATGAACTTGTCCCCGAATGCTTTCCAGGTCTCATTTCTTCCGCCGACAGGAAATTGCGTGTTGGACACGCCCATGTACACGATCCCCTCTGTGGTTTGCAAAGCCTCCGGGTTCATGATCTGGATGGACATGGCTGCGGGGCAAACTGTGGCAGCTGTCCCCAGCCCACTCAGAGGCATGGTCCACAAAGTCGTGTTGCTCGGGTCCTGTATGTTCTTGGTGCGGTCAACGCTCGACACAGCGCACACATTGGACCACGGACCACCTTCGTACTTGAACGTCCCAAAGATTGCCACAGATCGTTCATGGGTTTCGTTGGCTTTCAGCTGCATCCGACGTGTGGTGCGGATGACAGTGTACGGGCCAACGGCACGTGGAAGTGGAAGGTGGTAGGGCAATTTCGCGTCCCACACACGCAAATCAGTACCATACGATCCCGAACCAAAGGCCTTCCTAGGTAGTGCTCCAACTCCCTGCGCCAAAACCCTGGACGCAAGGCTCCGTGTGGTGCCCCTGGTTCGGCCCATAGGCCGGGATCGCCTGTTCTGCCGGCGGCTGGACCGGGCAGTTGATCGTCCAGCAGTTCGACGACGGGACATGGTTTTCACGCTTTGGTGACTCGCTTGCTAATTAGCTCAAGGGGTTCCCTTAGGCATGCATCCCACTATTTACACAGGCGACACAGTGCACACGCACGTCCCAACGGGCATTCTACACACCGGGATCTCAGAGGGCAAGCTACCTACGGCGATGGCTCAGCGCCTTGTCACCTCCTCTGAGCCCCAGCGGTTTCGTGGGTGCGCACAACGTGTCAGCGTGGAACCGCCACGCCTCGGAATCGTAACCACTCCCAAGGTCGGCTTGCAACCATACGCCGTTACCAGCGCATGACCACTGTTGACAATTAAGCCCCGGACCGGGCCGACTCGTAGGATGGGGGCTCGGGAGGCCAATCCCTAGGGGCGCCTGAATCCCCCTCCCCCACTGGCCTTCACCTCAGGTGGGTCCCGTCCCCACCACCAGGCTTCCACCAGCATGTGGGTTGCTGGCAAAAGAATAAGGCTCACACCTGCCATCCAATGCTTCGACTGGACGGCAAACACTCGGGTCCTTCTGCGAGTGCAACCCCGGGCGGCGGCAGGATGCCGGTTTAAAGTGGTGGGTTGTGTGATTCTCACCCCGGGCCGTTGTCTTGCCCGGAGCTCCCCTAGCTAATTTAGGAACGGATGAATTGCATGCCTAGATCCGCACGTTCAGGCACCAACTCTCCACGCCGCCGGCAGCGACGCCTTGAACTCCTCATACGCGAGGAGTGTTGCGGGCTCCAAGTCCCACACATACTCCGAGAAAGTCAGGAGCTCGTCATGACTGGCATCATATCCGAGCCCCTTCATCGTCACCATTTCTTCCTGGGGGGTGATGGGGAGGTTCCTCTCCTCGATCATCGCACGAATCTGGTTCGCCCCCATTCCCTCCTCACCACACACGCGCATGCTCATCTCCCTGTCCGAGAAGTTCGACATGGAGCAGCTGTTGGCGTAGGCGAGGTACTTCCGGGAGACCGTAGGAAGGATCCCCGAGAAGTCGGCGGCGCGTGCCAGAGCAGAGGCAGCCGCCAGGGTCTTGATGACGCGGGTGTTGCCATCCCAGTAAGCCTGGATGGCGGCCGGTGACACGGAAACGCCCGAGTTGGCCAAAGCCCGGGGGAGCTCAGGGCACCTGTGCTGGTTCAGGGCCCCGTCGTCGCACCCGACGTGCCACCCGCAAAAGGTGGCACGGGACTTGCAGAACACGATTTTCATGTTGAATCCGGCGTCGCGCCAGAAGTCCATGAAGATCTTGCTCAGGCTGTCACCATCGACCATCGGTGGGGAGAGCGTGCACAGGCTGTCATCACCTTCGAAACAGCCATTCCACCAGCGCTGCACGCCCGTCAAGTCCTTCCCCCAGCGCACCGAGGGGTCCAAGTACCTCTCGGGCTGGACGAAGATGGACGAGACCCACAAGGTGAAATTTATCCACCAGTTGAGGCAGCTTGTGCACCGATGGCCGGACCGACGAATGGCG